CTGTAATGATTTTATTACGGAAGGTGTTAATGTACGCAAAGATGTTTTCGTTATTGTGTGTGTTTTCCAGTTTTAGGAAGTGAAACTTATTATCAACGTTAACAGAACCAGGAATTACCTGTGAACCATTCTTGAAAATATGGTCACCAAATTTTGTAATCTGATTTTGAAGAATCGTCTGTAGTTGAGTTAATTCTCTAGCTTGAACCGCATATCCAGGACGAAACAGAACACGATAAAATTCTTTTGTCGCATCGTAATCGTCATTATATGGTTCTGTATTAAAATTGATTGTCATTTCTTACACTATCCTAAAGGTTGGTACGGTTATATTTAGGCATTAGAATCTGAGTACTGTTCTCAATGTAACAGTTTCATCAGCAGATGGTGTGAACCCAGCTTTATTATCAATAAACATCATCTGTCCAGAATATTTATCTACTTGTGGTAAACCCACAGAAGTTGCTGTAAATGTTGCACCATTAATCTCTGCGTCTGCTTCATCATTTTGCCATGTATCATTAACAGAAGGTATATCATTATTTAGTGATTGAATTAGAATAGAATTCGCAGTAGTTGAGATAACACGATATTTCTTATTTGACACTTCACCGTTTTCTAACCTATTCAGTGAGATTGCACTGTCACGTGGGAATTTCGCTTGGTCAAAAGTGCCAGAAGGTTCAATAACATAACATGTTGAACCAAGAGCATCATTGAATCTAATATCGTCATTATAAACACGTGGGTTTTTGATAATTCCAATTTGACGGTAATCGTTGTTGACAGCAATACCTTGGTTCAAGTCAGTTGATACGTTGGCGTAGAACATAAGTGTTCTTGCGAAAAATTCATCAGGAGAGTTTTTACCATGACCACCATATGGAGAAATAATAGCACGTGCAGTTCCTGCATGACCATTACCTGTGATATGGATCACAGCGTAGGTATAATTTTGACCAATATTTGTTACTCTAATTCTAGTGATACGACCAGAAGTTGTATCAATATCAGCTTCAGCGGTAGCACCATTGCCATCGCCTTCGATTCGAATATTAGCAACACCGTATCCATAACCACCTGAGATAACTTGAATAGAGTTAATAGTACCCTTTGTGGTCAAGATCTCATTATTAGCTTGTAGCGACTGAATTGTTCCAACGTTTAAGTCAGCTTGTAGTTCTGCGCCACCACCATCACCTGTGACAGTTAATGTAGCTGTGCTATAACCGACTCCAGAATCTTGGAAAATAATGCCAGCGATCTGACCATTATCTAAGATCGGAACCATTCTTGCTTCAGATTTAGATGTCTGGAAGTATGCTTCTGCGCCTGAACCATTCGATCCTGCAGAATCTGTGATCGTAACAATTGGGGCAGTTTTGTAACCAGCACCAAATCTACGTTTAGCAGTGGCAGTAGCATTAACACCTGCATATTCTAAAGTTGCAGTACCATTGGTCGCAGTTCCAGAAAGGTGTGTTGGGTAATTTCCACTATCAGCATCAAAAGTGCCATCTACAGTAACTGTGTATAGTCTACCAGAATAGAAGTATTGTTCACCAATAAGAACAGATAAACCAGCTTGCCATTCTTCACCAACTGTGATAGTAGGGATAGAAGTATAACCATCACCAGAGTTAGTGACATCAATATATCTAACAACACCGTCAATAACTTTAGCTACGCATGTAGCATTGCTACCACCACCGCCTGTGACGTAAATAGTTGGAGCAGAAATATATCCTGAACCACCAATAACCATATCAACAGATCGAACAGCACCATTTAAAGTGATGGCAGTTACTGCTCCACCAACAACAGTAGGTGTTCCAGAAGCACGTGTACCAACAAACTTTAATGCTGCTGTACCATTGCTAACTGTCCCAATTTTATGGGAAGGTGCAATGGCAGACATGGTTCCTGGAGAAGTCACTTCATAGAAATGCCCAGCAGAGGTATAGATTCTTTGACCAAGTTGTACTGCTGCAGTAGCAATAAACAAAGTAGCGTCTGACACAGGATCAGAGATTGTTACAGTAGGTGATGTATAACCAGAACCTTGTTCTGACATTAAAATGTCTTCAATGAAGGTTGGGTCTGATTCCAAATAACCATCACCAACAACAACGATTCGTGCTTCTTGATAACCCTCACCCTTATTATTAATAAGAATGTTTTCTAAAGAACCATTCGAATAGAATTGGTTTGTTAGCGCAGAAACAACAGGAATATAATCTTCCGACATAAACTTGTTGCGCAATGCGATTGGGACGTTATACATAAATTTCCATGTATAACCATCTGATGTATAAATCGGTGATACCTGAGTACCTGTTGGTTTAATAGTAGAAAGAGCACCGTTATTATTGTCAAGACATTTGTAGACGTTATAGTCTTCAGTCATGACATAGTAATTAGTATCTTCTAACTTTTGAATAGCATTTGGAGTTGTTCGTAAAACAGCTTTAATGATAGCACCAGAACCACCACCACCTGTTACAGTGACAGTAGGTTCTGTTACATAACCTTGTCCCTTGTTCCAAATATCGATATCAATAATCGCACCATCAAGAACAACAGGGCTAAAATTTGCGCCAGTGCCACCACCACCTGTTATAGTGATAGTAGGTAATGACGTGTAACCACCGCCACCGTTTTGAACATCTAACCCTACAATTTCTGTTGAGTATGCGTCATCATACTGATCGTAAGCAAAATCAGGTTGCCAATCTTTTCTAGGGATAACGAATGCGATGTCTGTAGGTGTGATCAACTTCATAGTGATGATCTCATTACGGACACCTAATTCATAGTGGTAACTGTCGAGAGGATAAGGTGGATTCAGATCATCTGTCCATCCTAAAGTCTGCCCAAGAAAGTAATAGTAGTTTGATGCACGTGTAACTACATCTCTATACACACCCTCAGCAAGCGACTTGTGAAGAATAGTTTTTAATAGTGCAGATGAATTTGAAATCGCCATTTCTTCTTCCCAGTTCCCTAAAATTAGCTAACAGTCACAACCCACGTTACAGCAATGGTATCGCCAGACTGTTTAGTCACAGTTGGGAAAGTTGTGCGGCAAAGCATTGTGCCACCAGAAGCAGCATTAAAAATACCAGCTTCAGTAACAGCACCATCACCAGTACCAGCTGGGAAAGTAGCAGTATATGTGATACTGTTATTAGTTACTTGTGATCCACTTAGTGAAACACGACCAGTTTGCGTACCTAGAGCAGTGTTAGCTGCAGCAGGAGTGGCAGTACCAGTACCAATAGCCATGTGAGTCATTGACACAGGGCTGTTTGTTGTCGCTGTCATTTTTGAAGCGATGTAGTTTTTACCAGTCGTAACGACTAGGTTTGGAACTGTCTGCTCTGATTTTAGGTTACCATCAGCACCGAAGTGCTTAATATTAACCATTCCAGTGGCTTTCAGATCCTCGTTTAGTTTATGATCCATAGTTCTCTCCTGATCTTAAAATGTTGAGTCTCTACCATTAACGTAGATTTCTGCAAAGTATCCACCCTCTTCATAAGGGTTAAATACAAGATAACCACTTTCGGTAAAATTACCAATTGTGTTAGTCTCTAAATATTTATCTACCCCATATACAAGTAAATCTACAGGGGTTGATAATGTTGTAGTTAAAGACTTATCAATATCAAAATGGTCGATAACGCTAGACTGTGCAGGTAGCGTAGTATTTAGGCTCTTACTCATATACCAGTTAGTTATCGGATCTGTCATAGAGACAGAATCAGTATAACCATTGGCTGGATTTAGAACCTTAGTGAAGTCAATTGTTGTCGTCTCTGATTGATCTGGCAACAATGTTTCAAAAGTTTTAGCCGTATCCTTAATAAAAATAGTATCATCAAGTTGCTGCTGTGTAGAACTTAACTGTTTTGTTACAGTCAAGTAATGCGCAAGCATATCAGATTTACCAAATAGTGCTTGTGACAAATCTTCAGGTAGTCTTTGAGCATCTACTGTAATTTCATCTTCAACACCAATACCAAGAGATTTTACGATAGCTTCTAGAGCAATACCTAGATCCAAAGTATTTGTGATGTCAAATTCACCGAACAGAGCCATACCTGCTGGGTGAATCATAGTTTTAACAGCAGACTTATATGCAGAAAGCCTTTCATCAATTCTCAAAACATATGAGAAAATCTGGTAATATCTAGAGTCTTGAATGTAAATATTGTCAGATAAGAAACCTCTGTTAGTTTCATAGTATCCTGGATATTTATTCAATGCTCCTAGATTGACCTGAATAATAGAAGGATCTTCAGCATTAGTCTGTGCGTTATATGCATTCAATGAGAATTCACGAACAATCGTACCAGCATAAGCACCGTCAACGTATTGCTCAGTTACATAGTTTACTGCCTGAATGTAACCCTGTTCGAATAGACCACCAGTTGAATCTGTGATTGATAAATCGTTACCAATTCTTTGTGAAGAACCAGTGTCAATTTTTTGTTCTTTTGTTACTGTGTTTGTGGCGAGAATAGAAACAGCAAAGTCTGCGGCATAACCAATACCAAATTTAATAAACTCGCCGTGAATAATACCACCATTCGATGTTGTCTGAGTAACTTTAAACAAAGCACCTGTACCAACACCAGACTTAATTTCAAAAACTTGTCCAATACGAAACCCAACTCCAGGTTGAATAACTTCCAAGAAAGTTGTGGCTGGAAGAATCGTTGCTTGAAATTGATCTTCGTATTTAATTCTATCGTCTTTTTTAATTTCACCAAAGAATTTTTTATCTAAGTAAAATTCATAGATGTCACCACCAATAGCAACAATACGATCTACTTCACCAACCAAGTCTTGTTTTCTATCCATCAAAACACGAAGGATTCTGGCACCTGATTGGATATCGACCAATTTACCAACAATCTGTTCAGGATCGCCATAATCAACTCTAGCAAAAACTGAAATCTCTTGGTTCCACTGTCCGTCAGAACAGCGAAGCATCCTATCTCCAGGATATGTCAGCTGAACATTTTTACCAAACAATAGTTTGAATAAAAGTTTATAAGAACCTTCAGAACCTTTTGCGAGATACTGATCCTTGATATGTTGTAGCAACAAGCGTTCATCTTCTACAATATTTGGTAGATTGTACGCAAGTTCTTTCTTAAAGTAGGTAATGTACTCATCTAACGTTCGATCAATATCACGAACATTAGAAAAATCAACACCACTTTGTTGAAGGAAATCATAGTATGCTTCGACAAACGCTACGAACGTTGGGTAATCCTCCCTGATGTGCTCAGGGAGTTGTCTTGCTACTATGTTTTTTAGCTTTTTACGTTCAAGTTGATGCATAACTTACGATCTTATTGATTCGAATTTATAGTTGTAACCAGCTTCTAGGTCGCCATTAATTGTCTTGTCAGCAATTGCCTTAACTGTTGTCAAGTCTCTAGAAACCTGTACTAACTGATTCAACGCAGAAACTACGTCATACGATTCTGGTTTAACTTGCATTTCAAAAATTGGACCTTCAAGTGAAGCGATAGTTAAGTTTCTTACAGTAACGACACCAGCTTCGTAATCAATAGTTCCAATTGTTGGGTTAGTGACAACACGCTCAAAGTTTGAGCCAATGTAATACAATCTCACATTACCTTTTGCGTCATCATCCAAATAATAAACACGACTATCTCCAGGAAGATAGAATCCAGTAGTTCCAAACACATCACCCTGTTTACCACCGTCTTGTGAAATTGGGTTAATTAAGTTAAGAACATACTCAGCACTGATGTTATAGCTAGGAGCAAATTGCTTTCTAACCATAATACGTGTAATATTGTTAACAATAGATTGGTCAGCATCATCAATGACACCAACAAGTTTAGAGTATCTTAAGATACCATCAAATTTTTGTAACTCTGTATCATCATAATCAAAGATAGCTTGTTTAACTAGCGTTTCAATTTCGGACGCAGTTTTAGTAGTTTCACGTTCATTGTAGTAAACAAAAGTTGTTACCTTGATGTTGAAGTATTCTGGATCTACGATCTCAGGTGTGATTGAAACGATATTTCTTTGTTGTAGAATATTATTTTTAACGAAGTCTTTTTGTAAGTTTGTTAATTTATTCGCAGACTTTGGTTTAATTGAAATATAAGTCTTTCCATAAACTGGAGGATTATTATTTTCACCACCCCAAACTGCGACTGATCCAGCTTCTGGGAATTTGTTTAGAATGATCGCCTTATAATCATCTGGTGTTACTGCTCTGTTTTGAGCAGCATATAATCTTGGTGCGTTGAATTTAATTGATTCAATTTCTTCAGAAGATGAACCACCAGCAGCAACTGAAGTAGTTGTCACTGCAAGATTACTACCAAGAACAGAGTTTCCACCATAACTAAATGCTCTTGCATTATTTGGCTCATCTAAACTTGATACGTGATAATTTAATGTGATAATGTTACCATTGGAAAGTTGTCTTCCGATGATACCGTCACCAAAACTAATTTCATACAACCCACCATCAATCTCTTTAATAAAGTAGACTCGTGAGATGCTAGTAATATCAACTAGATTATCAACACGTGTGAACACACGATAAAGATCTGAACCTTGAGTTTCTTGAACACGAACAGTTAGTGTATCTAAATCGACATTGTTGTTTGGAATAATGTAACGCTGATTTGACTCAACAGTATATTTGAATTCTAGTGGCTTACCTTCAATAATCTCAATGTCTTCAAATACAAATTTGCCAGCACTATTTTTAGAAACTGTCTTAGAGTCTTTATTGTAGAAAGTAAATTCTTTACCGTCAACAGTAGTTGTGAATGGTTGACCAGTAGATAATGTGGCAACTTCAGATTGAACAGTAGGATTCGACACCGTAAGATTAACAGAAGCATGTGCACATCTTGCTGACGCTGGAGTGTATCCTAGCATCTTCGCTAATGACACTACGTTTGCACGTTTACTGGCTGAATCAAGGAACATCTCATTAACTGAGAGGTTAGTATAAAGATTATTATAATGGGTATTGTACGCAAGAACGTCAAGAAGGGTAGACAGAGCAGAACCTTCAAAGTCATAGTCTGTAAATTCTTCTTGCCCTCTTAAAAAGTTTTTAAGATTGGTTTTGATTGTATCAAAATCCAGTTCAGCGACTTTAATTCTTTTATTTGTTGTAGCCATTTACCGTGTTCTCTCTAAAGTCAAATCAAGAAACATATTGTCTGATGTGTTGACAATTTGATACTCAATTCTGACATCAATTGCATTGTTGTCAAGATTATCCCTAACCGTAATATCACGAACTGTAACTCTTGGTTCAAAAGTCCTGATAACGTCAGTTATCGCTCTTTTCAAAACAACAGCTGTCATTGGACCAGCAGGTTCAAACATCAATCGTCTGATTGGTGACCCAATTTCACTATGAAACGGACGTTCAAAGTTTCTAGTGAGAAGCAAGTTTTTTATTGACTGCTTGATAGCATTATCATTATACTTGCGTGAAAGATCTTTCTTCGCTGGGTGTGCAGCAAAGGTAAAATCAAAATCTGAATATGTTTTAGTAGATCTAGCCATCGTTTCTTATTTAGTTACTCTATGAAAGTGTTTGGTGATCCTGCCCCACAAATATCTCCATCTGCGATAGGATCGTCTGTTCTAGCAGCTTTTGTACCTTCCCAGTATGTTTTTGAAGCAGCACCACTAATTGCTCTTTGTGCTCCAGAATGCACCACTGGTCCAGGAATAACGTGACTAGCATGTTGATCACCTAATACCGCAGCCAACTGCCCATTAATATAACTCTTAGATGTTGATGCGCTTACAGCAGTTGGCGCACCTCCATCTGCTCCAGTTGACTTGTCCCCATCCCTGTACGCTGCTGGCATATTAACTTCTCTTAACTGGGACGTTAGTCACTAAGTGGAAACCTTGTCCGTATGTTCTATCGTTAACCATAGTAAATGCCTGTTGTCTATTACCTTCAGGTTTTAGCGATACATGGATCCAGACGGATACACGCCCACCACTGTTTCTATACTCAAGAATGATTTGGTTATATGGTATCGCTCTTTCGAGTTGAGAAGCCAATTCATAAGTAGCGTTAATTCTTTCTACAGTGCCACCATCGACAAGAACACCAATATCAATAGCACAACCTTTATTGTGATCAGATGACGGTGATCCAATTCCACGAGATGTAGCACGGAATCCAGAGTTGATTCTCCATCTTCTGTTATACCCACCAATACCTTCTGGTAATACAGCAAGCGCAGGTTCTAGTAGATTCTGTGCGAGGTTTGCCATGTTACAGACAATCTGCTGTTTGGTCATAAAGATATCTGGACCACTTCTCGTTTCCTTAACCATCTGTGAAGCAAGAAGGTTTGGACCATTCACCCCACCATCAATCATCATACCAAGTCTAAAGTTTGGTGATACGACAAAGTCATTGCCGAAGTTTTCAACACCTTGGATAACATCGCAGGAAGCAGGAGTTTCAACTTGAATGCCACCAGTAGGAGCAGGGGCAGCTTCTTCAGCGACTGGTGGAAGCGCAGTTGGTGAACCTGATTCACCCAATTCAAACGAACTTCTACGTCCTTCTGGAGTATCGAATTCATCAGGGGTTTCTGCTTTAGCAACTTCTTCAAATTCACGCTCTGGTGGTTGTAAGTAGTCAAATCGTTTTTCCAAAGGACTATCTGCAGGTGTTCTAGTATATTCAAGGCTAGGAACGCCAGTAGCACCTGAGGCACCATTACCAAATTCACCACGAGAGTAATCAACATTCAACTGTCCTGTTGACAACACGTCCATGGTAGAAGTTGAATTCAAATACATTCCATTTGATAGAACGCTAAACTGGTTTGTGGCTTCGTTATACCAAGCACCTTCAACTTTGTGGTTCGCATTACCTTTAACAGTAGTAGTCCAATCACCATCAACTTGAAGATTAAAGTTACCACCAACCTTCATTGTTGTATTGTTATGGACTCCGATATCAAGATTGTTTCCAACTTGAACCGTAGCATTATTAGCTACCTGCACATTAGCATCAGAGCGAGCATAGATGTTAGTGTCACCATCAACTGTAATGTTGCACTCACCATTAACGTGAATACATCCATTACGTTCCATAATCCAAAACGCATCACCAACGATATAATTTACTTGGGTTCCATTAGGATCAATTTCAGTAAATGTTCCTGTTCTGTGGTAAGTATGAATACGCTCTTGTCTTGGAGTATCATCAAATTCAATAATGTGACCAGACTCAGTTTCTGTCACATGGTTATATGGATATTTGGCTCCATAAGGAATTTCTGGTTGATCCCATGCACCACCAACAACACCCTTCGGAATGCCTCTTTCACGAACGCCATCTTTCTTAATAATTACAGTTCCATCAATTATACCACGTGCTAAACGATTAGTGTCTGGTTCATTGATGTATTGTTCAAGAGGATATTTGTTGTTTGGATCACGGAAACCTGTCTCAGCAGAACCAGTTTCAATCGCTCTTGCGCTTGGTCCAGCTTGGAATGTTCCTGGAGTTGATTGTTCACCAACGGCAACAGGTTCTGTTACAGGAGGAGTTCCTGCAGTTCTAGTTGGTGCATCTGGTGCAGCCAATCCATAGAAATACTCATAGTATTCTCTTTTTATGGCAGCAATGTCAGCTGTGTTATTACCAACTGCACGTTTGGCAGCATAGAAATATCCAGGGTGGTCTTGTGGACCAACACTTGATGGAACACGATCTTTGAAATATAGAGCAGCAATTAAAGCAGAAACATTAATGTCAGTGTTTAATGTTTCAGGATCGTTCACAATATCAATGTTAAGACCAAGTTCTGTACCCAGTCTTTGATAACGCTCATAATTAGAACGACCAGTTAGCTGAATAAAACCACGCCCATAAAAACGTCCACCATCTGCATCGTTTCTGTTTCCAAGGAAGTTTGCGCCACGTTGAGTTGGACCATATGCCCATGAGAAGAATTCTTCACGAGTAATGTTTTTCCTTGGCGCACGTGAATAATGTTCTGCGTCAGCATCTGATGCAAATCTATAAACTTGTTTAATTCTACTAAGTGAGTAGTTATACGATTCTTGTTGGGGAACCCATTTAGACTCACCACCACAAATACCGAGAACTGCTGCTTTTTGTTCTTTGGTAGTCAATCCAACTTGATCGCAGGCAGCGATTATAGCACGAATACCTTCGATCGCTTTATTTCTATCAGCACCAGAATTTTCTGGTGGAACTTGCGGAATGTCGTTGTTTACTGGTGTAGAAGATGGTGGAGTCGCAATATCAGATTCAGAAGGTAATGTCCTGACTGTCTGCCCACTAGCCTGTGCTGCAACTGCAGTTTCAGATCCAGCAACAGCTGTCGGCTGACGTCTGACTATTGATGATAATATTAGATCTGATAAATTACTTGGTACAGGACTAAACGTGATGATGTTTTCACGATATTCAGTAACTGGATTGTTGATAGTTATTGTGGTTGGACCATCGATAGAAACAATAAATGTATCTTCTGGTAATGCGTAACCATCCAGACGCATATTTGGTGATAGTGGTCCAGTTAAGTTAGACGCTATACCGTTTGGATCAAAGAATGTTAACTGATTGCCAGTGACTGGTCCAGGAATTGTTCTTAGAACAATATCTTCGATTGGTGTTGTTGGATCAAGTGAATCTGGATCTAGACCAATAGGTAGAGGATTCGTTGATAGACCACCAAGTGTTCCTAGAATAATAGGGTTTTGTTTGTCACCGTCGGCAAACACCACCATCACTGTCGTTCCTTCAACTGGTCCAACTGGTGATGTTCCGATACCATTCATTGAAGCAGATTGAATAGGTGAAACTGCATATGCCCATGGAAGATCAGCAGTAGGCAACGCTGATTTATCATGAGTATGAACACCAACAATCCTAACTTGGCATCTACCAAGTTGAAGTGGATCTAATCTATTTTCTACAACGCCATAATACATCATTAGTTAAATTTCCCATTTGGATTAGCGACAGTAGAATCTTTGATCAATTCTATGTAGCAAGTGTGTCGCTCTTTTGTGACAAAGTGATTGATAGCAGCAACAAGATATTTACCACCAAGTACACGATCTTCAGAATCATCTTCTCCTACAGAATAAGGTTCTGATCTACTTAAATTTAGTTTAACTGTTTGTCCAACTGTATAATCAGTTCTTCCTGGAACTTCAATTTCAATCTTTCTATCTTCTGCTAAAAACAGAGTAGAAACTCTTTCTTGAAAATGGTTAAATTCTTCATTACCACCATCAAACCCAGTGAAGCTATTAGAAAAGTCAGTAGTAGTAAAGATTTTTGATGCGTTTTTAATAACAGCATTTTTACTAAATGGTTTATTCTCGTTCGTATGTCCCTGAGAATTCCACACATCATTGATATTAAAATACTTTACTTTATATCTTTTATTCGTCACATCATAAGTGTATTGCCGTGATGCCATGGCACCTGCACGTGTTCTTTCTAAAGTATCTAAACCTTTAGGTACGCTGATGTTTTCAATCTGTTTATAATCTGCATTGATGTCACGAACTGACATCCCATTATCGTCAACTTCTCGTGTATAGTTCTGTTTGGTAAATTCTTGATAGATTGGATTGTTGTATAAAGATGATAAACTAACAAAATAGAATCCATCTCTATTTTCGAAAAACACAAAATCTGGTCTACCTGCCGCACTAACAGCTTGGTTAGTCAAGTATCTAATATTTTGTAATGGACTCCAAAAGTTGGAAATGTATTTAATGTGTTGTGTTGTCGGATCAATGATAAGACGTTTTCCAGATTCTAACCCAACTGCGTCATCTTGAATAAATGTTGGTACAATTTCTTCAACTCTTCCAGCAAATGTTTTACTGGTCTTTTTATTAATATCAACCAATGCT